CAATTACAATTAAATACAGCTCAGGCGAATCAGCTACTTACCAAGCTGGCTTGCCAGAATGGGCTAAGTGGGAACGCAAAACTGGTAAGTCGATTTATTCGATGAAGGATATAACGGCTTATCAGCAAGCGGACTTCTTAGACCTTGCCTACTTTGCGTATAAGCGCGAAGCAGCAGGAAAGCCAACCAAGTCCCAAGAGATTTGGGAGCTGACAGTTGAGGAAATGACGATTGGAGATGAAAGCCCAAAAGTTACGAGTCCGGAAGCATCAACCGACTAATCATCGAGATTGCTATCGCAACTGGGATTCCGATGCCTTACTGGACAGATATAGACCAAGTATTAACGGCCATAGATATATTAAAGGAGCGTAGCGGTGGCAGATGAGTTACCAATCAGCTATGACAAGCGCGAGCTCCGCTCAATCATTTCCGCATTTAAAGCGATGGATGACGAAGCCGTTAGCCAAGCTAAACGCGAATCTAGCGCGCTGGCTACTTACGCAGCAAATGAAATCAAAGCCTATGCGCTCACAAGGACTTTTGGTCAAGAAGCAGTTAGAAGAATTGCAACTGGCGTTAAAGTCTCGGCCAGTTCCAAAATCGGAGAGTTCTCTTACGGCTTTGCAAGTCAGCGCTTTTCTGGTGGCGGTAGCACACAAAAACTCTGGGCGGGTTATGAATTTGGAAGTAATCGCTTGCGTCAGTTCCCCAGAAGAACACCGAGCAAAGGTCGCGGAAACGCTGGCTACTTTATCTACCCAACCCTTCGTAAGATTCAGCCTGAATTGATTAAGAAATGGCAAGAAGCATTTTCCAAGATATTGAAAGAGTGGGATAAGTAATGGCTGGCAGTAGAACGCTCAAGCTCTCGATTCTTGCTGATGTTGCTGACCTCAAGAAAAATCTTGATATTGGCTCTAAAGAGGTTGATGGCTTTGGCGGTAAGTTAGAGAAGTTTGGCAAGGTTGCAGCAGCCGCTTTCGCAGCAGCAGCCGCAGCAGCCGCGGCCTATGCAGTCAAGTTAGCAGTTGATGGCGTTAAAGCAGCAATTGACGATGAGGCTGCCCAGCTTCGTTTAGCCAATGCTATTAAAAATGTTACTGGAGCTACCGATGCTCAAATAGCTGCAATAGAGCAACAAATCCTAAAGACTTCCCTAGCTACAGGGGTCGCTGATGATCAACTACGCCCAGCGTTGCAGCGTTTAGCAATTGCTACTGGTGATGTAACAAAATCACAAGGGCTTTTAGATTTAGCTCTTGATATTTCTGCGGCTACTGGTAAAAGCGTTGAGTTAGTAGCTAACGCCTTAGGTAAAGCATACGAGGGCAATACTGGCGCTCTTGGTCGTTTAGGTGTAGGACTTTCTGCGGCAGAGATAAAGTCGCTTGGTCTTGAAGGCACAATGAAGCAACTTGCTGACACTTTTGGCGGTGCAGCTACAACTCAAGCCAATAGCCTTGAAGGTCAAATTGCTAGATTAAAAGTCGGCTTTGATGAAGCTAAGGAAGCTATCGGAGCAAGATTATTGCCAATCCTGCAACAGACTTTGGATTATGTAATCAATACCGCTATACCAAAATTTATTGAATTTAAAGACAGAGCACTAAAGCCAATTGAAGACGCAATAGAAAACAACCGAGAAGGCTTTGATAAATTTGTGGCTTTCTTAAAAAAATTTGTTATACCAATTTTAATTAACACATTTGGAAACGCCTTAGAAACAGTTGGCAAAATAGCAGGAGCCACTATAGCGATCATTTCAAAAGTAACTAGCTTTATTAGTAGTGCGGTCGATGCAGCAATAGATGGCATTAATGCTTTAATTAGAGCTTATAACAAAATACCTATTTTGCCAGATATTGCTACAATACCTAAACCATCATTTACGCAAGGTGGTTCTAGTGGTTCTAATACAGTTAAGGATGGTTCTTTGCCATTCGGGGGTTCAGCATCAACTGGAACTCCGTTTGTCCCAACTGTCAGTACTCCTACTGTTACAACGCCCAGCACACAATCATCGGCAAATTCAACAGTCAGAGGCACAATGCCTAGCTTTCCATCTGGATTAAGTGGCGCTAATTTAGCTATTCCAACTGGCTTTGATGTAAGCAATGTGCGTAGAGGCGATGCAGCTGGCCAACCTATTACTATAAATGTTAATGCTCCTAGTGCTATAGATGAAGAAGGATTTACTAGAGCGGTAGTTTTAGCTTTAAACAATAGCAACTCTCGAACTGGCGCAGGCGCACAACAACTAAGCGGCTTATGACAAGTTGGAATCCTACTTATCGCGTTAAAGTGGCTGGCAATACAGTTACAGGCGCAACCCTTAGCGGTCTTACAATAACCTCTGGACGCACCGATATTTATACCCAGCCAGTTGCAGGTTATTGCAATGTGACCTTAATCGAGACTAGTGAGGCAGCAGTCCCATTCGAAATAAATGATGCAGTCACAATAGAGGTGCAGGATTCTACTGCAACCTATGTAAATCTTTTTGGCGGCTTTATTACAGATTTAGGCATTAGCGTTCAGACTTCAGGATCAACCGCTACCAGTCAGCAAATTAGAATAGTTGCAGTAGGAGCTTTAGCAAGATTAAATAGGGCTGTTTATACTGGCAACTTTGCTCATCAATTTGATGGCGATAGAATAAAAGAATTATTAAGCACAGTTTTATTCGATCAATGGAATGAAGTCCCAGCAGCAGAAACTTGGGCAGGCTATAACGCAACGACACAATGGCAAGATGCAGAAAATAGCGGATTAGGAGAGATTGACACTCCGGGTGATTATGAGCTGCACTCAGAAACTGGCCTAAATGACACAGTTTATAATTTAGCTTCTCGCTTTGCTACTAGCGGACTTGGCTATCTTTATGAAGATGCGCAAGGGTTAATCGGCTATGCCGATTCAACGCACCGCAGTCAATACCTATCAACTAATGGGTATGTTGATCTAGATGGCAATCACGCCATTGGCCCAGCTCTATCAATAGTCAAACGCTCTGGCGATGTGCGCAACTCAATCACAGTCGGTTATGGGACTGGTAGCGCAAATGTCAGCGATGAAGACGCAGCCTCTATATCGCTTTACGGCCAACTAGCTGCCACAATATCTACAACCCTTCGCCATAAGCACGACGCTGAAGACCAAGCAGCCTTCTATCTCCTTATCCGCGCTTATCCTCAATTTGCTTTTAAACAAATAACCTTTCCCCTTGCAAGCTCAGAAATTGATAATAGCGATCGGGATAACCTATTAAATGTATTTATGGGTATGCCACTTAATATAGAAAATTTGCCTTTAAATATGACAAATGGCGAGTTCCAAGGCTTTGTTGAGGGCTGGACTTGGACTGCCAGCCTTGGGCGATTAGAGCTAACTATGAACCTATCGCCTATAGCTTTCAGCCTGCAAGCCTTCCGATGGAACTCAGTCCCAGCGGTAGAGAGTTGGAATACAATAAATCCATTATTGGAATGGTATAACGCTACAATAGTAGCCTAAGGAGAATAAATGCCAAATACAACAAACTTCGGTTGGGCGACCCCAGCCGACACAGATTTAGTCAAGGATGGCGCAGCTGCCATTAGAACTCTTGGCAGTTCCATAGATACTTCATTGGTTGATCTCAAAGGTGGGACAACTGGGCAAGTGCTAACTAAGGCATCTAATACAGATTTAGATTTTACATTTTCTTCCGTTGATCCATTAGTAATTCTTGATGCCAAAGGCGATTTAATTTCTGCTACCGCAGCAGACACTCCAGCAAGATTGGCAGTAGGCGCTAACGGCACAGTTTTAACCGCCGATTCTGCGCAAGCTACAGGATTAAAATGGGCTGTTCCTGTTAATGGGAAAGTTTTGCAAGTAGTTAGTTCAACGACAACAACAGCAACAACTATTGCTTCTACTTCTTTAACAGATACAACTATTACGGCAACAATTACTCCAAGTCTTAGTAATTCAAAAGTCTTCGTTTTAGTATCTTGGAATTGTGACTTTGATAGAAACGCTATTGAACACTATATTGGCGCTAAATTATTAAGAGGTGCAACTACTCTTTTAGATTATGGCATTTTCAAATTAGCAGCAATTTACACAGGCGGGGCAAGGTCAAGGGCTATTCACTCTGGCGCAATGAGTTATCTTGATTCGCCTGCAACAACTAGCGCGACAACCTACAAAGTGCAAGGCGCGGTGGATAACACAGCCAATAGCGGCACTTCTACTTGGCAATACTCAGGCGCGCCATCAACAATAACTTTATTTGAAATAGGTGCATAATGGATTATTTATCACAGGCAATTATTTTTTTAAGGCCAACGGCTCAGTTCTCATATATAAATGATGATTACAGCACTATTAAGTGGGATGTCTTGGTCGGTGATGCACCTACCCAAGCGGAGATAGATGCTGCAATTGTGCAGGTCAAAGCTAATGAAGCAGCCGAAGCTGAAGCAAAGGCAGAGGCAAAAGCAGCGGCTGAGTCTAAACTTAAAAAGTTGGGTTTGACCGCCGAAGAGTTAGCAGCTCTAGGCCTTTAACATAATCTTTAGGGATTGTGCTAAATAACTAATATGCCAAAACTATGCGCTGCCGGAATTCAATTGAGGAATCAGATTGATGATGATTATCCTGATAGGGATCGTAAGTCTGATGGCTGGATTGCTGATGCTCGGCACTTTGCAAACCTTAATTCTGACCATATACCAGACTCTCGAGGAATTGTCAGAGCTTTAGATATTGATTCAGATTTAGGCGCTCACAAAGAAGAAGCTTATGCAGTTGTCCAAAAGTTACGACAATTGGCTAAGCGCGGTGATAAGCGCATCAAATACATTATCTACGATCGCAAGATAGCTAGCAGCATAATGAATTGGAAGTGGCGTAAATACAAAGGCCCTAACCCTCACATTTCACATTTTCACATAAGCTTTACAAAATTGGGAGATAACAATAATAAATGGTTTGACCTAGAAGGAGAGAGAAATGATGAGAGATTTAAAACTAGCAGCAGCGACTTGGCTCAAGACCTTTATAGCAGCAGCCCTAGCAGCTTATCTAGCGGTCGGCCTAGACCCTGTTGCCATTGCCAATGCAGCCGTAGCATCAGTCTTGCCTAGCATTATTAACTGGCTCAATCCAAATTATGACCGCTATGGGCATATTGAATAATGATAGCCGCTGAATTGGCCACCTTAGTAGCTTCAGTTTTAGGCTCTATAGCCTTACTGATTGCTGGTCTGCGCTACATAATTAAACTTGAGAATATCCCCATAGTGTCGCGCCTTGATAAAATGGAGTCTCAGCTAGAATTGGCGCTAGCGAGAGGAGTCAGAAATGGCAACGCGAAAGCGCGTAAGTAAAAAGCCAGTAAAGCGGAAACGCACTACTAAGGAAACACCGCTAACTAAGCTTGATTTCTGGGCTATCGCTGCCAATGAAGTTTATAAAGCTTGTCGCAGAGCTGGGATGGACGAAGGCACTTCGTTGGCTTTCGCTATGGATCGCAGCTCTTATCCTGATTGGATAGTGCCTGCCGATGACCCAATAAAGAAAATTGGTTGGGAAGATGGCGAGGAAGATAACTAATCTACTTTCGAGAGGTTGAGTTATTCGAGGCTCTCAAGTCGCTTTACCCAGACTTGATGCCGTTATCAGCGACCGACCGAGCAGATGGCATTACTAGCGATTCTTATATCGAG